GGCTCAGCAAGCCGCTGCGGCTGGTGGCATTGAGCGCCTAGCGCAATTCACCGGCACGCTCGAAGGCATCCGCCCAGGCACAATGGACAACGTCGACACGGATTATATGACCGAGAAGTACTCCAAACTTCTCCAGAACGATCCGAAAATCATCCGTACTCCAGCTGCTGTGGCAAAGATGCGAGCCGATCAGCAGCAGGCGCAGCAGCAAGCTCAGCAAGCCGCAATGGCTCAGCAGCTCTCGCAGTCCGCAAAGAACCTCTCCCAAGCCGACATCGGCAACGGCCAGAACGTTCTTCAATCAATGGGAATTGGGCAATAGATGTCCTACAACGCAAGCAATAAAAAGGACGTCCGAGCCGCCGAGAAGCGAGTCGCACTCGCCCGTTCCCAGCGTCTCCAGTTCATCCACACCATGATGACATCCGTCGAGGGCCGAGCCTTTGTGTGGGACCTACTATCCGATTGCGATATCTTCAAAGACGGATTCTCCTTAGAGCCAACCTTAATGGCTCGATCAGCCGGACGCCGTTCTATTGGGCTGAGACTGCTAGAGGATGTAACGGCCGCGTGTCCAGACCAGTACATCGTGATGATCAGAGAGGCCAACGACAATGACCGATACAACAGTGACAACGGAAGCGCCAAAGCCGATCGAAGCACCGCTGGCGAACAGCAGCGAAGCGCGCCAAACGGACGGGACGTTGAAGGATCAGACTCAGACTACGACCCCTTCGGCGGAGAGCACCGAACCGAAGCCGACTGATAAGCCTGCGTCGGGCGCTCCTGAAACCTATGCCGCCTTCACCGCTCCTGAGGGCCAAACCCTCAACGCCGACTTGGTCAAAGAAGCAACCGGTCTGTTCAAAGAACTGAACCTGACCCAAGACCAAGCGCAGAAGCTCGTCGACTTCTATGGCAAAGATGTGATCGCCAAGAATGGCGCGCCTCAAAAGGCCTTTGACACTATGGTTGATGGTTGGTACAAAGACACAGTCGCCAACCCCGATCTTGGCGCCAATGGCGAAGTGCGCAAGGACGTGATTGAGAACATCGGTCGGCTCAAAGCCACCCTCGGTAACGCCGACAAGATCAACGCCTTCAACGAAATCATGAACCTTTCCGGCCTCGGTAACCATCCCGTGATGGTCGCTGCGCTCAACAGCTGGTCCAAGCTCGTTGTCGAAGGCAAGCACGTACAAGGCAATGGCCCTTCGTCTGAAGGCCAAAAGGCCCCTGGCGCACCTGAACGTCCCTCGGTCGCAAAGGCCATGTATCCGAATCTTCCTGGTTGAACCCTCAGAGAGGTTGAACGGCAATGCCCAGATTCATCCAGAAGACACTACCCACCCAACCCTTCAACCTCTCTTTGGAGCTATAACCCATGGCAGTTCTAGGCAGTCTTGCGCTGACCTACGCTGATTGGGCCAAGCGGCTCGAGGATGGATATCGCATTGCATCCATCATCGAACTGCTTTCCCAAACGAACGAAATCCTCGACGACATGCTCGTTGTCGAAGGCAATCTCCCAACCGGTCACAAAACCACAGTCCGCACCGGTCTACCTCAAGCCACTTGGCGCTTGCTCAACACCGGTGTGCCGAATGCCAAATCCACCACTGCGCAGATCGTCGACACTGTCGGCAACCTCGAAACCTACGCAGTTATCGACAAAGACATCGCCGATCTAAACGGAAACACCGCCGACTTCCGCCTGTCCGAAGTCGTCGCCTTCCTCGAAGGCATGTCCCAGCAAGTCGCCTCGACGCTCATCTACGGCAACCAGTTCGTCAACCCCGAACGTTTTACCGGCCTTGCTCCGCGCTACTCCACCAAGACCACGGCCAACTCCCAGACCGCCAACAACGTCCTCGATGGTCTTGGAACCTCCAACACCAACACCTCGATCTGGATCACCACTTGGGGATCGGACACTCTCCACGCAACGTTCCCCAAGGGTAAGATCACCGGCCTTCAACACCGCGATATGGGTGAATGGCCGGTCCAAGACGCGAGTGGCAACACCTACCAAGCCTATCGCGATCACTTCAAGTGGGAGATCGGCCTAGTCCTTCGTGACTGGCGCTACACTGCACGGATCGCCAACATCGACGTCACTCAACTTACTGGCGTCTCCGCAGCGAACCTGATCAACCTCCTTGTCCGCGCGCTCTATCGCCTACCCACTGCCCCTGCCTCAGCTACCGCCATCCAATCCTCGGATAGCCCGCAGGTCCGTGCGAACATGGGCCGTGTTGCAATCTACTGCAACCGTATCATCCGCACCTATCTAGACCTCCAGGCGATGAATAAGACCAACGTCCTTCTTCGCTTGGAGGAGTTCAACGGCCGTGTCGTCACGACCTTCCGCGGGCTCCCTGTCCGCACCTGTGACGCCATCCTCTCCAATGAAGCGCAAGTTACCTAAGGAGACACCCTATGATCATTGATGGCCTTTGGCGCCTAACTGGTGGAGCGGGTGGCGTTGGAAACAACGACGGCGCAACCGACTCCCCCACGACCGGCACCCAGACTTCTTCCAATTCCGCCGATCTTGGTATCACTTCTGGCATCCCCAGCTCTGCTTCTGGTGGTGGCGCGCGTGACATCGGAATCGGCGACGATCCCGCACTTAAATGGTTGATTCAAGTTCAAACCGCTTTCGCCTCCGGAACCTCACTTCAAGTCAACGTCCAAGGCGCTGCGGATAACGGCTCTGGCGTTGCCGGTGCTTTCACCACCATGATCGCCGGCCCCGTCGTAGTCGAAGCCAACCTCATCGTCGGCGCTCGACTATTCGAAGTCGACATGCCTCGTCCAGTCCCGGGTCAAGCGCTGCCTCGCTTTATCCAGCTCCAATACGTCACCGTCGGTACCCACACCGCCGGCAAGCTCAGTGGCCAACTCGTCCTCGATCGCCATGATCAACCTCTCCAGTCCAACGCAGTCCTCGGCGGTTATGCCGCCGGCGTCAATGTGGCGAACTAAGGAGCGGCCATGAAGCTCAAAGCCAAACTTTTGCTGGGGGCCGCTCTGGCCCTCGGCTTGGCTGGCGCAGCCCTCAGTCAGTCAGGGATAATCTCCACGACCCTGACTGGTAATGAGGTTGTCGTCTGTGCCATTGGTGGCCCTGGAGGCCCATCGATCTTCTGTCCTGTGGCAGAGCTTCGAAACACCACAGGTTATCAGAATCTCTCTACTGCTTCGAACTCGAACGTCTCACCAACGAACTTGGTCAACAGCTTGTTGGTGAGCATTCAACAAGGCGCCAGTCCAACCAACATCTTCACTCCATTTCCTCCCTATGATGCTGAGTTGTTTCAAGTCTGCAACGTCACCAACGGCAACTTTGCCACAACGCCTATGACCCTTAATGCTTCCGCTGGGTCGAGTATGGCCACAGGTGCAGTCACTACCCTCACAACTCTCAACGCTAGGGTGTGTGACGAATACCAATACGTAGCCCCTGTAACAACTTGGTATCAGATAAGGTGAACCGATGAAGCTCAAATCCCTACTTCTCAACTCGGCGATCCTTGCCACTCTGATTGGTGGAATCGCCGTCGCTCAAGTTATCACTCAATCCGTGCAGATGTCTCAGGACCCGCGCGGACCCATTGCCGTAGACACCAACCTCGGTGTCTACCTTCCTCAGCACCTTCTTAACAGCGGCGCTGCGCCAACCGTAACCGGCACTGGCGCTCCAACCGTTGTTGGTTCTGATACCCAAGGCACGGTCACTATGGGTACCTCAGCAACCACGGCCACGGTGCTGTTTGCCAAAGCCTTCAACAGCGTGCCTAATTGCATCGCTGCGCCACAGGCCAACAACGCAACCGCTTCTCCAATCTCCTACACCGTTGTGGCCACCTCTATCGCTATGGTCCAAGGCGCCACTAGCGGCAACAAGTGGACCTACCTCTGCATGAGCACTAGTTAATGTTCTGGCTCGGCCTTATTGTGTCTCTCTGCTACATCCCAGGATGGACTGGTGCGTCCGTTCCGACACAATGGGCCGTGCTATCCATCATCTTGCCGTGGACCTTGTTTCTTCCAGGGCCCACGGCACCTTTTCATCGTTGGTGGCTGGTCTTCCTCGGCTACGCATTATTCGCTACGCTTGTTGCAGCCAATACATTCAACGCAGTCTTTGCCTTATGGGGTCTATGTCTAATGGGCCTCTGCCTATGGCTTGGTACAGTCATAACTTCCACCTATCTTGTGTGGGCCGGACTCGCCGTTGGCGGTGCGGTTTCATCCGCTCTGTGCGTGGTTCAATGGTTTGGGATCAACGTTCTCCCAACCTTCGGCACCTTCCCAGCCGGGCTCTATTTTAACTCAGTAGCCAACGGCGCCATCCTCGCGCTAATCGCCATCGCCCTCCTAACTCGAGGTGAGATTCTTTCCGCTCTGTGCCTGATGCCCGGTCTCATTATCAGCCAAAGTCGTGGCGCTTGGCTCGCGTTCCTCATCGGTCTCCTGGGCCTCCGCTTCCGTTCGGCCAAGGTCCTGCTAATCCTCCCCGCATTCGGCCTGTTGTTCTTCCTCGTTCCGCTAAGCCCAAGTGACGAACAGCGCCTCTATATCTGGTCCATCGCCTACAACAATCTCCAATTCTTCGGCTGGGGCCCTGGTGCGTTCACCACCATCTACTCCGTTTGGCACGACCAACCACTCTTCCCTGAGCACGTCCACAATGACATCCTCGAACTCATCTTCGACTATGGCATCCTCGCTACAATCCCCATCGGTCTCTTCGCTTGGGCCCTCACACGAACCCAATCCGCTGAGTGGCCAATCATCCTCACCTTTGTCGTTATGGGCTTCTATTCCTTTCCCTTCTGGATGCCAATCACGTCCTTTATTGCGTTCGTGGCTGCTGGTCATATGCTGCGCGATTGGGCTTTGGATGGGAGCATCCGCAATGGCGGCCGATTTGATCTCCTACTATGGTTGGCTGGGAAACAACCCGCGAATGGTTCAAATGGGAGCCAAGCTATTCCCTTGGTCTAACGAGCTTAGAAAGAGGACACTGCGATGAAGAGATTCTTAGCTGGGCTTTTTGGCCTTCTATTTAGCTCCCTGGCTTGGGCCCAAGGCCCTACAGGCCCAGGCAACAACATCCTATGTAACCAACTCGCGTTCCAGACTGCGTCCAGCTCAGCCTTACTAACTCTTATCTCCGGCATATCCGGTCGAGTTATCTACGTCTGTGGATGGCACGTAACCAATAGCGCTGGCGCTGCGCAAACCTTCCAGCTCTTCACTGGCACTGGCACAAACTGCGCCACAGCATCCACCGCACTAACTCCTGCGTACAATGTGATCAATTCCGCTCCAGCCACAGATCACGTTGAGTTTGCTTCAATCTCCCTTGCGCCAGGAAACAATCTCTGCATCCAATCCTCTGCCAATAGCCTTCAACCGGGTGTGTGGTTTTCGCAGTATTGAGGAGGTATCACATGCGTAAGCTGCTATTTGCTATCGTCCTCAGTGGTTTAAGCCTAACTTCGGCCTTAGCACAAAGTCCGGTTATTCCGCCAGCAGGGGCGCAAGTTATATTCCCTGTGGATATGTTTCCAATTCCCGGTCCAACACCAGGAGCTGGGTTAGAAACGTGTAGCTCTGCTTGTAACAACACGACAATTCTAGGCCCGATTGATACCACCGGCTATAGTGGTATTGCAGTTCAATACGTTTCTCTTGGCACTGGCGTTCAGGTTCAATTCCAAGGAAGCAACGACCTCAATTGTGCCACTGCCACTAATTGGATTACTGTAGCAGGTCTTAGTGTTGGTGGTACTACAACCCCAACACCAGTTGTAACGGTCTCTACTGGCTTCGCTGCCCTTACTTACGCCATTCCAAAGACCACTCACTGCTTCCGTTCACAAATCATCGCTTATGCCTCCGGGACCGTTTCAGCCCAAGGCTTCCTTCTAACTGGCTACACCAATGCCTTCCAAGGCACACAAATCTCCAACGTCAATCCGTATCCGCTCTCGCCCAACGGAACAGCATCAAATCCAATCACCGGAGTTGGCACAGGCTCTACTGGCGCAGTCACCGCAACCTTAGCTGGTGTTGCAAATAAAACCACCTACATCTGCGGATTCGATGTCTCAGCCATTGGAGGCACAGCCTCTGTCGGCCCGGTCACCGTTGGCACTCTAATCGGAGGCAACACCTACACCTATCAACTCTCCGCTTCGGCCGCAGGTAGCTTCCTCTCGCGAGAGTTCACTCCCTGTATTCCAACCACAGCAGCAAACACTGCTATCACTATCACAACCACCGCTGATGGCTCTGCAACCGCAGTGGATGTTAATGCTCACGGCTTTCAATTCTAAGGAGACCAAAATGGCACGATGGAAACTAATCACCAACCACCAGCTCAACGTCTACACCAAAGACGGAGGGCCGAATGAATGGGAATACAAAGAGGTCGATCGAATGACCGGCCGCGAAATGCGCCGACGAGTGCAGGTTCCGCTTCTGTTCGACATCAACGACATGTATCAGTGGAACGACAACGTCATCCGCTCGCCAAGAGGCGACATCCTTGGAGGGGACATTGTCGTTGCGCACAAGACCGGCTTGGAAAAATCCACCGACTATATCTTCACTGGCGACCCTACTCCTGACATGCTTCCGCTGGACGCCGAAGCTGAAGCCATCTCTGCCAAATTCTCCGACTTGTGGCGCTTCGGTCCGAATGAAGACAAGCCCTACGTTCAGAACATGATGGAAGACGTTCAAGCCGAACAGGCGAAGATCGCTGCGGAGAACCGCAAAGTCACCGTAGAGGGCATGCCTGAGATGATGGCGGCGATGATGGAGATGATGAAACAGAACCAAGCGCTCATTGCCACTCTCACCTCCCTCGTGCCGAAGCCGACTGAGCGGAGGATTTGACATGCCGTCAAAGTCCGCAAAGCAAGCGCGCACAATGGCCGCTGCGGCACACAATCCAAAATTCGCCAAGAAGATGGGCATTCCGCAGAAGGTGGCCAAGGAGTTTAACAAGGCCGACAAGGGCACCAATATTCGAAAGGGCAAGTGATGGCCGAAGAGCCCGAATACAAACTCGACCCGAGCGTCACTGAACGTGAACTTCTCTTTCGCATCTATCGCGAACTCGTAACCATCCGCAAAGGCGTCAGCCAAGCTCTCTTTGCCATGGGAGAAGCGGAGAAGGAAATCCCTGAGAAGATGCGGAGGTTTATGAACTACTTCCATGATGTAGTTCATGTAAAGGGCGAGTATGTTATGCTTGGCCTTCAGCCTCCTGAGGAAATTGACAAAGAAATGGAACGGAATCATGACCGAGCACGGCAAATCCTTCATGACCTCCATTCCGATGGCGGTCATTTTGAAAAAGTCCGGCGCGATATGACTCAGCATCCCGTACAGCCTAGGTACGACCACACTAGGCAACTGGGTAAGCCTAAGAACGGAGCGGGTTGATGGGCACAGAAATCTTCTCAACTCCTGGCGGTGCGGCAACTTCCACTGGCGGTAATGGTGGGAAGGTTTATGGCTACAACAACATCACCAACGCTTCCAACACCGTCGTTGCCCAAGCCAATGTTAATCGTCGTTCGATTACCTTTCATAACCCAGGATCGAACGACATTTTCGTCAGTCAAACTACCGTTCAAAACGCGTTGGGTACCGCTCCGACTTCACCGGCTGATGTTGCCTTCGTTCCAACCACCTCCCTACTCGGTGGTGTACTCCGCGTCTTCGCCAATGGCGGATCATTAACCATCACCGGTGAGTGTCAGCGTGCGTGGCAAGCCCTCGCTTCCAGCGGAACAACCAATCCTCTAACCGTGATCGACAGCAATGTTTAAACGCATCGCCGGAGTTATCCTCCTAACCCTTGGCCTTCTAGGCGTCAGCTATGAATTAGTTCCAACTTCGGCGCCAACTCAATCCTCACCATTCTGCGCCACACGTCCTGCTGGCGATAGTTCCAACGCTTGCGCCTCCACTGCTTTTGTTCAAGGCGCATCGGCAATCACGTTTATTTCATGTAGCGCCAGTCAATTCGTCATTGGTATCGGTAATCCATCTCAATGCTCTGCCCTAACCAACGGCGTGCTTCCGGTTGGAGCAGCGAATAGTCTCAAAGGAACCCTCACTGGCGCTGCTGGATCAGAGACTGATTTAGGCGTTCCAAGTTGCTCCGGTGCCAACCAAGCTATACAATACACTTCAGGCACTGGCTTTAGTTGTGTAACCATTGCCGGCACAGGAGGTATAACCTCCCCGACCGTTCGTATCACGCTCGCTTCTGGCGTGCCTGTGATGGCCTCTAGTCGTGCAGCTCAGTCGACCGTCTATGTAACTCCATACGGTGGTGGAAACGTACCGATCTACAACGGCTCCACCTTCACGATGACTAACTTTGCCGAGGTGTCTCAAGCCACTACCGACGCAACCAAATCCCCG